TCTCCCGAAGAAGGCGGCGATCTGCGGATTGTGCAGGGGGCCATGATCCCGATCACTGCTCTGCTACCCGGGCAGTACGTCCCCGATGCCGGGGTGACGGTGGAGGAAGATTCCGGACCTTCGAACAACGGTTTTGGTCGCATTATGCCCGCCTATCGTCAGTTGTTCCGGGATGCCGTGGGGCGCACGATCAACCGCGGCGGGGATCAGGAATTCAGCCGGCGAGCGTTTAAGCCGGCGGTGTCATCGATGGCTCAGTCACTACTCGCGCTTCGCTTTGGAAATTGCGAACTCACTCAAAAAGACCTGGCGCTCATCGATTCACAAACGGCGGCGATTGCTGAGGCGGTTCCGGCATGGAAACAGCCGGATGCTTCAGTGATCGCCAGCCGGATTACCGAACAGGTCTACAACGCTTTCGCACAGGAGATCCTCAATTGAAACGCAACGGCAAACACATCGCGGCAGCCCTGAAAAACAAGCCCTGCTTTCGCGCTTCGGTCACTCCGGCGGGAGAGTTCGAAATCCTCATCTACGAGGACATCGGCTATGACTGGTGGAGCGGTGGGGGGATCACGGCGAAGAACGTCCGGGAGGAGCTCGATCGCGCAGGAGCCTATTCGAAGATCGCTCTCCGCATCAATTCGCCAGGCGGTGATGCCTTCGAGGGGATCGCGATCGGCAATGTCCTGAAATCCGCCGGCAAGCCGATTGATGTTTATGTGGACGGCATTGCGGCGTCGGCGGCCTCAGTGGTAGCGATGTGCGGCGGGAAAATCACTATGGCCCATAACGCCATGATGATGATCCACAACGCATGGGGCGTGTGTATGGGGGAGGCCTCCGACATGAAGAAGATGGGGGACACTCTCGAGAAAATCTCAAGCTCGATCGCGCAAACCTACGCCGATAAGACCGGCAAGCCGCTTGCGGAAATCACCGCCCTGATGGATGCGGAAACCTGGATGAGCGCGGAGGATTGCGTGTCCATGGGATTCGCTACCGCGATCGCCGCTGAGACGAATGAGCCCGCGATGGCGATGGCCCGCGGCTTCAAGGTGCTCGACAAGATGAAGGCCGTGCCGGAGGCGCTCAAGCAGCCGGCAGCGAAAGCCGCGGCGATGGAGTGCGAATGCTCCTGCCAGGCCTGCCAGGATGGCGAGTGCGAGGACTGTAGTAATAGCGCCTGTGATGACCCCAATTGCGAAGATTGCCCGATGCAGGGTAAGGAAGAGGCTGAAAACAGCGTGGATCTTCCGCCGGCTGCCGCGCCCCCTCCTCCGCCAGTCGAGCAGCTCGTTCCCTCAAACCTGAGTCTGTTCCTCGCCCGGCAATGGGAGACCGAGAAGGGCATCCGCGTTTAAGCTAACGATTTTCCAAGCTGAATCCCTGACCGGATGAGGCGAGCGGGCAACGGGTACCAGGGTATTCCGTGGACGCCGCAATTTGACCAACAACCGCAACCCCCAAACCAAAAATCAGGAGAATTTCACATGGCTTATGCACTCCAGTTGCGCCAACAGCTCGATCGCATCGCAGTTGACATGCGCGCGATCACTGCCCTGGCAGAGAAAGAGAACAACCGGGGACTGACCTCGGATGAAGTGACCAAGTGGCAGGCGATGCGCGCCGATTACGAGCGCATCGAAGCGAGCGTCAAGATCGCCGAGCAGAACGATACGACTGAAGAGCTGCTCAAAAAGATCGAAAACGGGACCGCTAAGATCGACGAATCGAACATCGAGCAGATTCGGGCCGCTTTCCCGCTCTCTCCCGCCGCGAAACGCCGCAAGGAAAATGAGAAGGACCCGCACGCCCGCGCCTTCAGCAACTATCTGCGGGCCGGAAACACCGGCATTTCTTCGGATGACCGCAATGTCCTGAATCAGGTGAGCGCGGATCTCCCGGCCGAATTCAAGAACACGATGGCCACGACTCCCGGAACTGCCGGCGGCTACGTGATCCCTCAAGGCTTCAGCGGAATGCTCGAGGAAGCCAAAAAGTGGTTCGGCGGCATCGAGGGGATCGTTGGAAAGTTCACGACCGGCACCGGGAACCCCTGGCCCTGGCCGACGATCAACGATACGACCAATCGCGGTCGCATCATCGGGCAAAACGTGCAGATGGCGGAGACCGATCTGGTGTTCGGCCAGGTCACCTTCAACGCCTACATCGGCAGCTCGGATCTCATCCTGATCCCGCTCGCTTTGATGCAGGACAGCTATTTCGATCTCGACGCGTTGTGCGCCCGCCTGCTCGGCATCCGCCTCGGCCGCCTCTATAACTGGAAATGCACTGTGGGAACCGGTACCAACGAGCCCACTGGCATTGTGACCGCCGCCGTTGCCGCCGGGAACGTCCTCCAGTTGACCGCCGGCAACACCGCGAGCATCGCCTATAACAACCTCATCGACCTGGAGCACTCGGTTGACCCCGCGTACCGCGAAGCCGAAACCAGCCGCTTCATGTTCTCGGATACCGAGCTGAAGCTGCTCAAAAAGCTGGTCGACGGTTCGAATCGTCCCCTGTGGCAGCCCGGCCTCACTGCGAGCTTCCAGCAGGGCGCCTCCGTGACCGGCAGCAAGCCGAAAATCCTCGAGCACGAATATGTCATCAACAATGACATGGCCATCCCGGCGGCGTCGGCCTACACCATGTTGTTCGGTGATCTGTCCTGCTTCAAGGTTCGTGAAGTGGCCGGTGGGACCACTGTCCTGGTGCTCCGCGAGCGGTATGCGGACTACCTGCAGGTCGGATTTACCGCCTTCCAGCGCTTCGATTCGAACCTGATCGACGCCGGGACTCACCCGATCGCCGTCCTTCAGCAATCCGCCACATAAGCCGTCGTCTGTTTCTCCCCGGGGAGCGGTTTTCGGGTCCAATTACTCAAGGCCGCTCCACCTTTTCCCTGAATGAGGTTCTATTTTCATGAAGAAGAAAGTCAAGATCACCGAATCCATCGCGGGCATGGCCGATCCCAAGCCCAAAGCCGTGCTCGATCAGAAGTATTCCGAGCACACCGCGAAACTCAAGGCAGTCGAAAAGCCGCCCTCTATCCATACCATCAACCAGGTCATCGACGACATGAAGAAGCGCGATCGCTACGGAGAGCCGATGCTCGGTTTCCCGCGCGACTGGTCCTTCAAGCCCGGCGATGAGGTTCTCATTGATGCCGATCTTGCCGATAAATGGCAGGAGGCGGGTATCTGTCAGTTCGTTGAAGAATCCACTGCGCCCTCGAAGAAGGCTGCCTAACCTCCGTGGCCCTTGTCTGTATTGCACCGCCGCTCGTTGAGCCCGTCTCCCTGCCGGAGCTGAAGCAATTCTGCCGGCTGGACCCGGGAGATACCTCGCAGGACAGCACCATCAGCATGCTGGGCCGGGAAGCCCTGTCAGACTGCGAGACCTTCACCGCGCGGCGGTTCGTGCAGCAGACCTGGCGCCTGCTGATGGACTTCTTTCCGGGGTACGTTGATTTGAAGCTTGCCGGGCAAAAGGTTTCCAGTCCGTTTGTATCCGGTTCAAATGCGGTTTTGGTGGGCATTCGCTACGCCATAATATTGCCCTACCCTCCAGTGAAGGAGCTGGTGGCCTTCAATTACCTGAATGCCAATGGCTTGACCACCAGTATGATCGTGGGGCCGCTCAATATTGCCGCGGTACAGAATCCATCCGGGCAACCCGTCACGATCACAACCACTACGCCTCACACCATGGCATCCGGGGCCGGTGTCACCTTCGCCGCAAACCCGGACCTGATTTCGCTGATCGGCCAGGCCTTCGCCGTGATCACGGTTACTGGAGACAATCAATTCACCCTGCTCGGAGTCAACGGGACCGGAACGACGATTCCCGCGGCCGGCACCGTGACCGGCTTCAACTTCATGGAAGATCTTCAGGGGAACCCGGCGCGCCTCACTCCGATCTTCGGGCAAATGTGGCCGGTGGCCCGGGTGGTAGTCAATGCCGTGCAGGTCGATTACAATATGGGGTACGCCAACCCGATTACGGTTTCTGTTGGATCTGGATCCAGAATTGTAAGCAGCTCGGATTATGACTTTCAGTTGACCGATGTCGGCCGCGAGATCTCAATCCCGGGTGCCGGCGCGGATGGCTTGCCGCTCAACACTGTCGTGACCGGCCTGGCCGGGAGCCCTCCCGATTCCGTAACTGTCCGCGATGTCTCAAGCGCCGCGGCTACCAATCAGACAGCCCTGATTGTGAACACCCCCTCGGCCAATCCCGCCCACTGGTCGAAAATCAAGCGCGCCATCTGTGTCCATACGCTCGAGAGCTACCTGCAGCGGATGCCAAAGAAAAACATTGAGGACACGGTGCAGAGAATCCTCTACCCGGTGAGGGATCTGCGGCTGTGAAAAACTCCCTTGATGATTCTGTCTGGCCAGTAACGGACACGAGCGAGTTCGTCCACAAGATCATTTTTCTCGAAGAAGTTGAGGTTCAGGATGAATCCGGTGTCCGAATCGACTACCTGCCGGCGAGTCCTCCCAACTGGACGTGGGCCAAGATCCGGTGGATGAAGGGGACGGACGTGATCCAGGCGGGCCAGATCACCTCGCAATTGTACGGCA